TTTTGACAGCCACGAGGAAGAAATGCAAGTATTGAAAGGTTGGATTTTAGACAAACAAGCCAAAGGAATGAGCGACCAAGAATTGCTATGCTTATACTCCGGAAGTAATTACAAAGGTTGCACAAAATAACAAGACAACAAAATATAACAATAGAGGTCAGCTTGAAACATAGCTGGCTTTTGTTTTTGCCCGCCTAAATATGGTATGAGGTAATGAGAATGTTGTAAGGGAAAGAGAATAAAGAAATATAGATAGAATGGTTTTTCTTTTTTTAGAACATAAGCAAATAAACAAGAACAAAGAGAATAGAAAGAGGGGCTAGAAATTGAAGCGTGAGGGGTTTTGAGGTTTATCTTGAAAGTCGTGTTTTGGTTTGAAAACAGTCAAAGACAAGGATATATTAAAAAGAGAGCCATTATAAGGGCTTAAAATTGACTTGTGAGCGTTTTAAACTAGACAGGTATACATAGATAGCCAAAACAAAGGCTCGTTTGTTATGGGTCAATATAGAGCGTATTGTATTATGTCGCATATTGTATATTGTGCGACACTAGTGACTAGCTTAGATAAGCCATAACACACACAGCACACAGCATAGAGTATAGGCGCATACTATATATTGTGTATGTATATCAACATAGCTAGGCTTAAATTTGAGGGGCTTGCGTTATTTATGTTGTTGTGCTATAATTTTAATCATTAAGAGCAGAACACTACCTGGCCATGCACCCCCCCCGGTGGCATTGAATAAATTTTTAGGGGTACCTCCACTATCTCATACGTATTTTCTAACCCCCCCCCATCTTATACATGTTTCTTAATCCCCCCCCCGCCATAAAAAAATTAAAAAAGCGAATTCGCCGCCAAAAATTTTAAAAAAGAAAAAAAGATGGTTGATTTAAGTAAAATACCCGGAGCGCCAAAGCCTCCAGTCGAAATAACTCCCGAATATCAGGAAAAGTTTGTTGAAAGGGTGAATGAAAATATTGGTCATAACGTTCAGAACGTGATTAAGGTGACCCAGGACGATAAGAAGTACCTAACCAGTGCTTTTGAGACCATTGTGGAGTATTACGAAAGTAAGGGGATTGCGGAGGAGAAACCCTGGCCGACTATGAGACATACTCCTCGGGAGATGTTTGATAGGTGTGTCGCTTATATGCGCATGACTTTAAATGCGAACCAGCCTTTGACAATTACGGGGGTTGGTCTTTTTATGGGGCTTTATCGGAAACAAATCTGGGGATTACTTGGGGATAGGGACGGGACTTTGAAGAGGTGGCCTGAATTTGAATTTTTGTTTGATTTTGCGTCTTTTGTAGAACTCTATAACGAGTATGCCGCCCATAAGAAGCAGAATCCGGCCGGACCTATATTTATACTTAAGAACTTTGGTTGGAAGGATAAGTTGGAGATTGAGGCTTCCACCACCCAAGGGGCGTTAACGGATGAGGAGCGAGCGGCCGCCCAGAAAAGGATTGCCGAGTTTAGTGAATCTGGATAAAAAATTTTTTATATGAACTTATCTATTCAGCGCTTGAAAGCCGAACTTTCTGACATCATTGTTAAAAAAGATGCCAATCCTTCTGATTTGAGGGATTTTTTTAAACCTTCCGGAGATTTGGATGAGTTAGTGGTTAAATGTGTTTTATGGGGCCACTATTTCTGGCCGAAATACTTTTCGAAGCATACCCCGGATTTTCATTACGAACTGGTTAGGAAGTTCTTTTCCCCGGGTAACGACTACACGGCTTGCCCCCGAGGATTCGGTAAAACCACCATTATCCAACTATGTGTGTCCTTTTCCTGTGCCAACGGCCTGGATGAATTCATAGTTTTAATCGAAAAGACCTACACCGAGGCCGCCGAAGTTCTGGAAGCGGTCAGGGAGGAGTTTAAACTTAATGACGAGGTTCTTCGGGTTTACGGAGACCTCACCAAGGTTAATCCTAAGGGGAAAGACCAGGACAACATCCGGGATTCCGCCGGGGACTTTTTCGTAAACGGGGTGAGGCTTCGTGCTAAGGGTTACGATACCCCCATTCGAGGTTTGAAGTCCCGACATTCCCGTCCGACCCGGGTAATTTTGGATGATGTCGAATCCGATGAACACATCGAGAATGTCGAGCAGAGAGAGAAGTATTTGAACAACTACATTAAAGGAATTATCCCGGCCGTGGACAACGATACTGGGGTCATTAAGATGTTCGGAACCATCCTCCATGATGATTCGCTCCTTCACACCCTAATTGTAAACCACGATGGTCGGATTTACCGGGCGTGGGAAGGCCCCGAAAGAACCCTCCTTTGGCCGAGTAACTGGACAGTAGAGAAACTGGAACAGAAACGGGAGGAGATGAGGATTAGTGAAAAAGGGGACGCCGGATTCTATCAGGAATATTTTAATGAACCGATTTCCGAAGCCGACCAGATTTTCCGTAAAGAAATGTTTCGCTACTTTAATGCGATTCAACTCGAAGAAATTCGGAAGAACCCGAACCGAATCTACACTTTAGTTGACCCAGCCATTTCCAAAAAGACTACGGCCGACTTTACAGCTATCATTACCGTGATGGTAGACTTCATGAATAAAGTTTACATTTTGGAGATTACCCGGGCCAGATTTGACCCACTGGAAACGATTAAGGCTATTTTTGCCCATTACGAGAGATGGAATCCAGTGTATGTGGGAATCGAAACCACCGCTTACCAAAAAGCTCTGAAGTATTTTATTGAGGAGGAAAAGAAGAGACACGCCTCCACAGTGCAGAGCATGCAGGTAGTGGAAATTAAACCGACCATCGATAAGATTACTAAGATTTCTAAACTTCAGCCTAAGTACGCTATCGCTAATGTATTTCATAATTCAGATGACCATAATACTCCGTTACTTGAACAGGAACTTTTAAGATTCCCAAAAGGCGCTCACGATGACATGATTGATTGTCTCTCAAATGTAATTGAAATTATGATTCCGGTTTCTAAAACGATTGACCGGGCATACCAAAAGTTTACTAAAACTCGGGAAGGACACTTGAGTGTGAAATATTAAATTTACTTATTTGCAAATTTGTGGTATAATAGAGAAAACTTTTAAGAGAAACTTTTATGGCAGAATATAAAGACGGAGAACTTTTAACTTCTGAAAGTAATCCTCAACCTTACCTTCCATCCGAAAAAGAAATTTCGGTTATTAATAATGTCTACACCCGGTTTACTGACATGAAGAACGAACGTGATAAAGTTCGACATGAATTTGATGGGCGGACTTTAACTCAGTACGTGAATGATTCAGTAGACCAATATAACGGAATTGTTTCTGAAGAACTCAAAGCGACCAAAGAAGATTGGCAGAGTTTAATCTGGGACCACGAAACCCGAGGGAAAGTTAAAACGATTGTGGCCATGGTTACCGGAACCAAACCTTTTATCTCCTTAATCGGTGAATCCGAAAAAGACCACGACTTTGCTTCTGACATGTACGAAGTCTATGAAGACTCTTGGAAAAAAGAAAATGGTTCTTACAAAATTTATTTGCAGGCTCTGGAAGCCGCCGTTAAAGGAACTGTGATTGTTGAAGAAATGTATGTCGAAGAGAAGTATAAGGAAAAAGAAATAATTTCCGTAAACCAACAGACCGGCAAAGTTAAATTTAAAGAAAAGGAAAAAATCCGTGGAGGTTATGGTTGCGTGCAAGCCGAGATAGTTCCGCTTCTCTCCTTTTATCCGAATGAAAACTGTGCTGAAATAAAACATGACTGTGCAATTTTAAGACAATATACCAAGAAAGCTTTCATGAATGCTTTCGGAAAATATCCGAACGCCGAACACGTGAAAAACGGTGTCTGGGGTTCTGACTTTGATGAGTCTCTTTACAAAAGTGTGACTTCCAAACAAAATGAATTAGTGGAAGTCATTAAATATTACAACGAAGATTTTGATGAATTTGTAATTTTAGCTAATGGAGTTTGGTTAAATCCACAAGACGGTGACGAGGTGGCTCCGATTCCTTTTAACCATAAGAAACTTCCGTTTGCGAAAACTGTTTTTGAACTGGCTGATGTGGATTGTTTTTATGGGAAGAACATGCCAGACCTTTTAGGCGGCGAACAGGAAACTCGAAACGCCCTTCTTAGGCTGATGGTTGACCAGGAAATCCTGGCGGTGAATAAACCGATGTTACTCGGTATGGGAATTGAAATTGAAAGTTATCAACTGTATCCTGGAAAAACTATCAAGATGACCGGGGACATAACGCAAGCTCGTGAACTGGATATTTCCGGTTCTAACCAAAGTGCATTCCAACTTTTAAACTTACTGCGAAATTCTGCGGATGTTAATACTTCGATTGACCCGACTTCTCAAGGAGTTCACTCAGGTAGGAAAACTGCTCGGGAAGCTGTGATTCTGGATGAGAACGCCAAGCGAATCACTTCAACCTTTCAGGTATTTATTTACAAACTTTTATATGACCGGGCGATTCTTAGAATCGAAAACATCAAACAATTTTACACTACTCCGATTCAGTACTCAGTATTAAAGGACAAGTATGGAAATGATGTGACTGATTCAACTGGTAAGAAGGTTAAAAAGGGCCCTGTTTATCGGAAGATTCCAGTAGTAAAACCAGGCAAACAACCTTTATGGATTGATATGGACCCTAAAATGAAGGGAGTCAATTTCCAGGTTCGACTGGTTGAGGATTACGAAACAACTATGAATAGGAGTACCCGAGTGGAACTCGCCAAAGCACTTCTTGACGAGTCCAAAGCAAATCCAACTCTGTCCGCTGATAATTGTACGATTAATTATCTTGAGTCATTAGGATTTAACCCCGATAAATATTACCTAAAACCAAATAAAGAAGCCTTAGATTTTCAAAATGATAATGGTGTTCCTAAACAGAATAATCCTATAAATCCAAATGCTATTTTATAAAAAACAAATACCTTGGAATAAAGGAAAGAAGATGTCTGAGGAGCAAAGAAAATTATTGAGTAAGGTTCATACTGGCAAGAAAGCTTCATTAGAAACTAGAATTAAAATGAGTGAGGCTCGAAAGGGTAAGAAAAATAAAAATTTTAAGTGTGATTGGAATGGACGAAAACATTCAGATGAGTCAAAAATAAAAATGAGTATTTCTGCAAGGTGTAGAAAATTATCAAAAGTAATAAGAAAAAAAATTAGTAAGGCACTTTTGGGTAAAACTCATAAGGACAAAGGTAAAAATAAATTATCATTAGAGTTAAGATTAAATTTAAGTAAAAAATTGAGAGGTATAAATGCACCCAATTGGCAGGGAGGATTAACAGATATAAATTATAAAATAAGACATGGAATAGAACATAGACTGTGGCGTGAAGCAGTTTTTGCAAGAGATAACTGGACTTGTCAAAAAACTGGTGAAAGAGGTGGAAAATTACATCCTCATCACATTCAAAATTTTTCTGATTATCCAGAATTAAGATTTGCGATAGACAATGGAATAACTTTGTCAGAAAAAGCACATATGGAATTTCATAAAAAGTATGGTGTTAAAAATAATACTGAAGAACAATTAATTGAGTTTATAAAATTATGAGGACACTAATTATAAAAATTTTATTGAGACTCTTAGGTAGGGAGTATTACAAACCACTTTCTCCAGGGGAAGTTGACCGGTTGTTGTTTCAACTGGCTAATGAGGAGGGTCTGGAAAAATTGCCTGATTTCCTGCAGGCTTGCGCAGACCAATTCAGAAATCAATTTTTATATACCAAAGATGAACGATTCCGGGGTGCAGTGCTGGCGTTTGTAACTTTAAAAGAAAGAATCGCTCAGAAAAAAACCACTGTAAAAGGAAAAGAAAAAAGAAAAATTTTGACAAAGCCCGAAAAAAATGTTAAAATAAAGACAGCTTACTAAATCTATTTTAATTTTTAATTAGCGCAACTCAGTGGATGCTACCACTCGTTAAAAAACTAGGCGCAAAAAAAATGGAAAAAGAAAAACTGGAAGTTGAATCTTCCGAAGAAGACGTAAAAGTTCTCCCTGAAGAAAAAAAGGAAGACATTAAGTCGGAGGAAGAAGGAACTCAAGTTAAAAAAGAGGAGTCGGAAAAATCCGAGGACGAATTCGAGAAAAAAGAAGAATTCGTTTCAACCAACAAGTTTAATCAGGCAGTCAGAAAACAACGAGAATTGGAACTGGAAAAGCGAGAGCTTGAAAAAAGGCTCGCTGAAAAAGAAGGTTCTGATGTCGTTGCTGATAAGGTAAAACCTGCTCCTAAAAAAGAAGAATCAGATTCGTTTTTCGAAGACATAGAGGATGAAGAAAAAGTCGTCACTAAAAAGGAAGAAGAAATTCCCTCAATAGACGCATCCAAACTAATTGACGAAAAACTTAAACCAGTCTTCGATACTCTTAAGAAACGGGAGGAAGAAGACCGTAAAAAAAGTAGAACAGCATTTTTCGAATCCCATCCTGAGTACCTGACTGATTCAGAGAAATGGAATGGACTTTTGGATGAATTGAATAATTCAATCAATCCGAATTCTCAAGATGACTACTTTACCCAACTCAACAAAGCTCATATTCTGTTCACTGGGCAGAGACAAGAGGATGTTGAGATAGTTTCAAAGCAAAAAGAAATGGCCAGTGAATCTTCTGGAGGTAGTGGAGCAATTAAAGCCACTGCCAAAGAAGAATTTACGGCAGAAGACCGCAAATACATGAAAGAATGGGGGATTTCTGAAGACGGCATGCGTGCTTATAAGGAAAAAACCAAGTCTGGTGCTATGCGGATTCTGACGTAAGAACAACATAATTAATTTAAATCTACGATTATGGCACTTAAATACAAGCGCACAATTGGAGGCGTAGGCCGAAAACTGGAGCAAGTTCTCCTGGGTTCTAGCCTTGAATTCAATGTTGGCGATTTGGTTGAAACAATGACAACCGGCGTTGCTCTTAGGGGTGAGGCCGGGAAACCTGTATTGGGTGTTATTGCTTCTATCTGTGATGCAGATGGTCTTCCATTTAAATCGGACAATCCGGTAGCTGGAACCGCTTCTGGCACAGACACTACGACAATAACAACTGGTGCAGCCAACACGACTTATTACGCAATGGTTGATGTCAGCAACAACACAATTTATTCTGCTGACTCAAATGGAACTGTAGGAACAACTAACGATTCTGACCTTCGAGGTTGCAGAATTGATATTGATTCTGCTGGTTCTGAATTCGGACAGGTTCTGGAAACAACTGCAACCAGAACTGAAGGCACTGAAGCTAACTTCTATTGTCATGGGGTTGACCCAGATGATTCGGGAAATATCCTAGTTAGCATCGCTATGTCTGAACTCGATGCAGAAAATGGATAAATAATTCACTCTAATTAACTCTAAAACACAACTATATGGAAACACGAGCAACATGGGGTGATGGGTGGATTAAGGGTTTAGCCGCTAAGTTCGCTGAAGTAGAAAATCAAGCTACTCAGAGTTATTCTCTGGGAATTGACTCAGCTCTTGGTGTAGAAACCAATAAGGCTACTCGTCTCTTCAAAGAAAAAACTTCGGACAAAGCCGAAGAAAGATACACAAATAAGACTGGCGTAGGATACCCGGCACTCACGACTGAGGGTCAGGATTATGCTACTGACAGCAGAATCCCTGGTTATCTAACTGTGTTCCGCTTCATCAAGAAGACGAACTCAATTGAGATTACCGAGGAAGAAAAAGATGACAGGGAAAACGACCTTCAAAGCAAGTTTGATGAAGCTTATGACTTGAATGTAAGCATGAATATGGAATTCGACCGCTCTGCGTTCTCGATTTTCAACTATGCTTTCACAGCTCAGGCTTCTCTGCCTGCTGACCTTACCTTCTATTCTGATGGTAAGCCGCTCTGTTCTGTTGGCCACCCACGAAAAGATGGTGGAACAGCACAAAGCAATGCTTCAGCTACTGGTATTCCTTTAAATGACATTAACTTGGGAACAGGCCGCCAAGCTCTTCGAAGACAACTGGATGACAGGGGTCTTCCGATGGCTATCGGTTCTGGACGGATTATCCTGTTGGTTCCTGATTCTTTGGAACAAACAGCTCAAATCATCACCAAGTCCACCAAGCGTTCTTCAACTGCTAATAACGACCTCAACATTTATGATGGGTTCGTTACTGTTATTTCTACGAAATGGATTAACAGCCAAAATGGCGGTTCTGACACAGCCTGGTTCTTAATCGACTCAATGTATTCTCCGTTCATATTCTACAAACGCCGAGGAATTCAAACCTCTGTGTACATGGACAATAAGAATAAGAATACAATCTATGACATCTCTGCGAGATGGCAGGTTGGTAACAAGAACTGGCGTGGTGTCTGGGGTTCTGCCGGAGACAACGCTACCTACGCTCTCTAAATGTTTTACGGGGAGTAGCACATGCTACTCCCCTTTAGGGGAACTTAATTAAAATCTGATTGCCATTTAGACCTCGTAGGCGTACGAGAGGAAGTCTTAAAAGAGATTTACAGATTGGCAATCCTAAACGCAAAAATATGGGAAATACAAATTTTGATGTAGTGGTATCAAGTCTGGATACTAACACTACTGTCAAAGCTAATGCAGCAACGGCTGACATGAATACTTATGACTTCGAAAAAAACAACACCAATACTGGTGCTGGCGGAGCCATTGTTCTTACATTGCCGGCTGCTGCAAGCTTAAAAGGCCAAAAAACAAGAATTCAAGTTACAGTTGCTGAAACAGTAACTCTTACTCCTCAAACTGGAGAAAAGATTTATCTGGGTGGCGATGGTGTTGCCAGCAAATATCTTCTTATCGCTGGAACCATCGGTAACTATGCAGAGGTTTATTGTGATGGAACTTCGTTCTATGTCACAAGTTATTCTGGAGTATTAACAAAAGAGGCATAAGTAATTAATTTAATTTAAATATATGGCTCCAAAAGCAAAAAGTTCTAAAAACAAAGTTGTTAAAAAGCCTGAAACTAAATCTGAGGAAAAAGTTGAAAATGAAAACTTTCTTTTTATTGACAATCTTCCAATCGTTATGGTTAAGGTTCAAGAACTTATTGCTGAAAGAAAATTAAATCCAGGTGTAGTCCAAGAGGATGAAGCCGGAGTAGTTTTCATCAATGGAGAGCCGTGTATGGTAATTGATAATAGTTACTTGCCCGTTAAAGAAGCGCAACTAATTCTTCAAACTCGAAAGGTCGTGCGAGAATACATTAAGTTGCAAAATTTAATCAACAATGTAACAGAATAAATCTATGTATAGAATACCACCAGTATTAATCACAGCGATTAATGGAGTCGAGGTGGATACAACTTCTGCGGTTATTGACATTTCCAATGCCGTAAAGGTTTCTTTGATATTGACAGGAGACAGCCTTTCTAATAGGGGTGTTTCAATGTCAACTCAGGTCTCCTTGGACAGGGAAACATTTGTAGACTACAACATGTTGGTCAATAACCTGGAGAAAGCTAGCAGTGCTGATATAACTTTAACCAATGCCATCACACTAGGTGATAATGGTTCAAGTTCGAAGATAGCCTCATTCTTTGGATTCTTTGGATTTCAAGAAATGAAGGTTTCAGTGGATGTGTCAGATGTTTCTTCTTCAATTTCACCTTCAACTTCTGTTTCTATCAGTCCTTCAACTAGCCCGGTGACTTCATATTCTCCATCCAAGAGTGCCTCAGCTTCTCCATCTATTAGTCCGTCAATATCTACCTCAACTAGTCCGTCAATATCTGTTTCGGCTAGTCCGTCTAGGTCTTCTTCAGTCTCTCCTTCGACTAGTCCTTCGGTTTCGTTGTCGGCTAGTCCATCGGCTAGTCCTTCGGTTAGTCCGTCAAGAAGTCCTTCGACTTCGTTGTCAGCTAGCCCTTCTATTTCACCTTCAACTAGCCTTTCTGTTAGTCCGTCAGTAAGTCCTTCGGTTTCTCCTCCAAACTCACTTTCACCTTCAGTCAGCTCTTCTATCTCAAGTTCGGCTAGCCCGTCCACTTCTAAATCTTACTCGCCTTCAGTCAGCTCTTCCAAGTCTCCTTCAGTATCTCCATCAACGAGTAAGTCACTCAGTCCTTCCAAATCCAGTTCAATCAGCCCATCAAAATCCAGTTCTATCAGTCCTTCTGTCAGTCCTTCAGTTTCACCTTCAGGTGGAGCTTCATCTGGCACAATCACATGTAAAGTATTAGTAGAGTACTAATAAATTATGGACAAAATAATTGCATACTCAGCGATTATGGGTGAAAAAGATAAACTCCGAGACGACATTTTGGTTTTCTCGGAGTTTTCTCGTTTTAAAAGCCCTGTTTTTAATGCCAAGGTGTATAAGCTTCTACCGCATAAATTCCTTGACTGTGACATTAGTATCTGGGTAGACGGCAACATTTTCCTTTTAAAGGAACCTCAATTTTATGTAGACAGATGGCTCCGGGACGCTGATATGGCTATCTTTATTCATAATCATGGGTTCAGACTTTATAAGGAGGAAATGTACCTTGAGAGTATGTTTAAAAACAGAACTCCTTGGGTAAAAGACGAAGTTCGAGAACAACTAGATTACTACAGGAAAATCGGTATTCCTGAAGACACTAAAATGTATATGGGTGGATTCATAATCCGAAGACATAACGAAAGGACAGCTCGGTTTAACGAAGCGTGGTGGGCTGAAATTTGCAGGTTTAGTCAAAGGGACCAGTTAAGTCTCCCGGTAATTCTGATGCAATTCCCAGATTTAAAAGTTAATTTTATCGGAGGTAATATTAAAAAACATAAATATTTAAAATACGAAAACCATGCCCACTTTAATACATAGGGATGATGACGTAAATGTGTACACGGATGCGTTCAAATTTAAGGAACTGCATCAACAATTCATAGACCGTAAAGAGGTCCACACAGTCGCTGTTATTATGAAAGACCTCTGGGATAATCACGCCCTATTTTACTATTTAGCTACAACTCCTTATCTCGAAATTGGTTTGCATGGTTGGAAACATAAGGACTACAGTCGTTTAAGTTATAAAGAATGTTACGAAGATTTAAGAAGGTCTTTGGAATATTGGAGGGAAAACTCAACCCGGATGACTGGAGAGTGTAAACCGATTAAGATTTTCTTTGCTCCCTGGAATCATGAAGGAGAGAACATCCAAAGAGCTTGCGCCGATTTAGGTTTAAGTTTTTGTAATGTCAGGAAGGGCCGGTGGAACGGACAAGAGATTCGTTCGTTTCACTGGTGGAATTTAATTATTAATGATTGGAAACCATTTTGAAGATACTCCTCGTACATGCTGACAAGTTCCCTTGGGCTACCACTCACCGAGCCGAGGCTCTTAAAAATGAATTGGAAGACGATTTAACTGGATACGCCGATGACGTGGATATTGCCTATTTCAAGAACTTGCCAAACGGAGACAATTATGATGTAATCCAAATTCTTTTCAGTGGGGGAATCGGTAAGATTAAGGATTACATTTTAAAGTATAAGGACAAAACTTTTACATCTTTAGCTTCGCAAAGAACGCTGGATTTGTTTTTTGATACCAAAGAAGATTTGGTTGAGATTTATCAAAACTGTCGAGGTATAATCTGCCAGAATCAACATTTATTAGAAGAATTATTAGACTGGGTGGATGGTTGGGATAGGTTATATTACATTCCGAATGGAGTGGATACTAATATTTTTAACCGAGAATTTGTGGTTGGATTTGTCGGTCAGGAAAAAGATTCAAACTTGGAACATAAAGGTTACTTTCTGCTTAAACAAGCCTGCGAAGAACTGGACATAAAACTGAAGATGTGCTATAATGAATATAACGAAGTAATCCCGTTGGAGAAGATGCCGGAATTTTACAATCAGATAGATTGTTTAGTAATTCCAAGTATCAGCGAGGGTTGCAATAACCCAACTTTAGAAGCTTTAGCCATGAATGTCCCGGTAATTTCCACCCGAGTTGGAATCGCCGAAGAACTGGAAGGAGTAATTTTAGTAGACAGGAATGTCGAAAGCATAAAACAAGCACTCCGAAAGTTAAGCGGTCGAATCCAGATTTTAGAAAAACATAGATGGGAAATAATTGCTCAAAAATATAAAGATGTGTGGAATTCTTGTTTGCAAAGAAGAAGGTAACAATGAGTTCATAAAGAACCGAGGAGAGCTTGTTAATAGCCTTGAATTTAACGGTTTGAAGTTCATTCACAGTTTATTGCCGATTACCGGAGAAACCACCCACCAGCCTTTTATAGATGACCAAATAGTTTGTCTTTATAACGGAGAAATTTATAACCATCCCTTTGAAAAAAGCGATGGTGAAAACTTGATACCGCTTTATAAAAAACACGGGCTACTTTTTTGTAACGAACTAGATGGGGAATTCGCTGTCGCTTTATATGATTTTAAAAATGATTTGGCTTTGTTTTTTACGGACCCTTTTGGGACGAAACCTTTGTGGAGAAATGGAATTGAGTGCGCCAGTTATAAAAGCGGAGTAGGTGGAATTCAGATAGCTCCTAACATGATTCAAGGCGTTCAAATTTCCACAGAAAAAGAACTGTTTAGATTCAACTATCA